CCCAGACCTCTGTTGCAGTGCGTACACAAGATGAATCGGATTGTCTTGGTCTTGTGGCAGTGATCCAGATGCCAGCCCCTTGAACTGCCCGGATTGTCTACTTTACAAATAGCGCACACGCGCCCCTGATCGTCAAACATTTGCTCCCATCTCTTTTTCGTAATGCCAATGCCGTTGGCGCGTCTCGAAAAGTTTTTCTTCTCTCTGAACTCAGGACTTAGGTTTTGCCTGCGTTTGTTTTCTCGATCTATATTGCGTACTTTTTCAGGATGTCTTTCCCGATAGCGTTTTGATGCTTCCCTCCACTTTTGTCTTTGTTTTTCGTTTGTCATTCATCCCCGCTACCAGCCTGCGGGGCGCGGCTTTGGTCTGGGCGAGACTATCAGATCATCCGTGTAAATGCACTGCATCATGTCAAAACCCATGTCATGGGACTTTGCCATCGCGATGGCCTCATCCATCAGATCGCCGCATTTCATGTCGGCTGGCACTTCGAAGCCAGACAGCGATCCATCGACCCATGAGATCAGAAGGTAGGATAGGACAATGGCTTTCATTCCCCACCCTCCAGTTGAGCCAGCGTGGTGAGGGTAAATCGGGATACGAGAGAGTTGTTGTAGTTGCTGTATCGTTCAATCTCACGTAGTGCCTTTATCGCCTTACTCACCTTGGCTTCTGCGGCCACAGCCCTGTCCAACGCATCTGCGGCCTGACCATGTGCGGCAAGCAGTTGCAGCGTCAGTTCCTTGTTGCGCTCCTCTACGGCGTCAATCAGGTCCGCGATGCGGTGTGCGTCAATGACGTACATGTTGCACATTTGGTCATCGTCCAGCGGCTCACCCGTCTCGATGTCCGTTGCACAGTTGCGGATAAACTCCGCTTCGTTTTTGATCAGATCGTCACTCATTCCACCTTCTCCTTGTATGCCGTCAACGCGGCGAGAACCTTGCTGTAACTTTTATCGCCGCCATTACTAAGCACCTTGCTTAAATAAGTGCGCTTAAATCCCAGCGCCAAGCTGGCCGCTCTGATTGACGGAAACGACAGGCCGTCAAGCTGGATAGATTGCGGTTTGTTTTTGCCCGTGCCGACCGTGTCCATATTGCCCCGGCCCAACGCTGAGTACACCGCGTTTGCAGTGATGCCCAACGCTTCCGCCGCCGCCTTGACTGACGGGTACACAACCCCGCGAACTTTAATCAACATTGTTGCCGTCCTTTTGCTTCGCGTAGATGTAGTCGATATGCTCCTCGACCTTATCCCACGCCTCTTGGATTAATGGTGTGCCTTCGCTGCGGATCGCTTTGCGCAAGGCGCTTATCTGGTTGAACATCTTGACGATGGTTCGCTGCCCGTATCGTTCAGTCAAACTATCGCCTCCAATATCCGGCAAAAACTTGCTTAGGCGTCTCAACGCCGTCCAGCCCGCAACTGGCCCGCAGATCATCGTCAACCACCCGGTTGCACATCGTGCGGACACGTTCGCTTTTAAGGTCAAGCATCTTTGCCACCGTGCTGGCTTGATGTTTCATCCGCAGGCCCATGATGCGCAGCAAGTATTCGTCATCCTGCCGGGTTGTGTGAACCCCGCCGCTCATTCATCATCACCATCGTAGAAGTCAGCTTCGTCAAGAGCATAAAACGTCTTGCGCTTGATCATGCCGCCGCGAGCCATTTCCTGCATTTTCGACACTACGCTGGACACTGGATAATTGATGCTGGCCGCGATGTCCTCAACGCTTGCCCTGCCCCCGTCGGCCAGATCAGACAAAATCCAGCGGGCCAAGTCATCCAATATCTGCACATTTTTGTCTGGGTCAATCCGCACAATGCGGATCGCCATCCACGGCGTTTTATCTGAGTGGGCCGTGTTTTCGATCAAGATCGCCGTGAAGCGTTCGCCGACCTGTACGTCCAAAGATGCAGCCACCTTCGCCGGGATGAAAACGCCTTGATTGCTGTCAATTGTGGCGGCAAAAGCTGTGCTGGTATCAAGTCGATTGATCACCATGATTTCAGAGGTTTGCATTTAAGTCTCCATTTGCCGCCGCGATAAGCGCGGCTTTGCGGGTTTCTGCCTGTTGTATTCTGAGCCGCAGCATATCAATCTCTTCGCCGACCCATGCGATGTTAGCCTGCGCCCCGTAGCGGGCCTGTAGACGCTGGATGTCGTTGCGGTGCAAGGTGATGACAGCGTTCCAATCGGCCACCGTGTAGCGGTCAAGCATGGCTTTGTATGAGGTTTCCATTACTGCCACCCGAATCCGTACAGCAGAAACCACAGGCCGGGGATCATGGCGAACAGGCACAAGCAGCCAACGAGGTCTTCGATAAATTCACGCATTGGGTTTTCCTTGGGTTGATGATGCCAGCCCCGTTGCGTGGGGCTGGCCATAGATGCTTCAGGCTGCAAGCCCCCACACCATTTTGCACTGGCGGCGGCGCTTAGACGTAGCCACAGCAGCGTCGGCCTCGGCCTGTGTCGGGAAGCGCACGTCCCACAGGATCGTATCACCAGAGGCACAGACCTCAATGATTTCGACGTAGCCCTCGGCGTCCTGACGAAAAGCGTAGGTGATTGATGGTTCGTTCATAATGTTTTCCTTTGGTTGATAGATTGTTGGTTCGTGATCCAGAGACTATGCGCCGCCGCACCGCCGTGCAAGCACAAAATGATGCGTCTACGCAAATAATTTCGCTTGACGGTATCTGCGCCGCCGCATAGGTTCACTGAACACGACAGGAGCGAACCCATGATCTACACCGTCGAAGAACTGCGCAAGCGGATCGCGCAGAACGAGATCGCCGAAGCCGCGAGGTTCTGTGGCATGAGTTATTCGACCATGTGGCGTATCTTCAATGGTCAGCAAGAGCCGAAAGAAAGCACTCTGATCGCACTCAAGAAATATGTGGAGTTGGTATGACACGCAGCGAAATTCTCGACACAGCTAAAGGCTATGTCACTCAAGACCGCGCCGCACAGCACGGTGATGCCGAACGCAACTTTGGCCTGATCGCGGCTTACTGGTCGGCGCACTTGGATGCAGATGTGTCGGCCAGCGATGTTGCCGTGATGATGACCCTGCTGAAGCTGGCCCGCATTAAAGCAAACCCGGACAATATGGACTCGTGGATCGACGGCTGCGGCTATCTGGCCTGCGGCGGCGAGATTGCACGGGGTGATGTATGACCATCCACTACCACGGCACACCTCTGACCCCTCGGTCTGAAATGCTAAAAATGGCTGGAAAGCATTTCTGCGTTTCATATGCGAACCCTGCTGATGCAGATTTCTGCATGACGCATGGTCAGTCTGTAATGTGGGACAATGGCGCATTCACGCTGCACACCAAAGGCACAGCCGTTGACTGGGCAAAGTTCTATTCGTGGGTTGAGCCGCGTCTGGGCAATCCCCATTGGGCAGTTGTGCCAGATGTCATTGATGGTGAGGTAGAAGACAACTTGACGTTAATCAGCCAGTGGCCACATCCTAAAAACTTGTCAGCAATTGTATGGCACATGGGAGAATCTATTGAGCATCTTTTACGGCTGATTGATCTTGGCTTCTGGAAGATATGCTTCGGATCATCAGGCGCATACTGGCAAGTGGGATCAGATGCGTGGGATCGCCGCTGTGACGAGGCGTTTAACGCAATGGAGCATCACGGCCAACGTCCTTGGATACATATGTTGCGCGGGCTGGCTATGTGTGGCGATAAGTGGCCGTTTGCATCAGCAGATAGTGTAAATGTTGCCCGCAATTTTAAAGATTCGTTGTCTTGCCCCGAGCGTATGGCAAGGCGGATTGATGCAGTTCAATGCCCTGTCAAATGGACAGTGAGAGCCAAACAAATGGAGATGTTCGCATGAAACTTGGATACCTTGCCTTGGCTGCTTATGCGGCAACAATCCCAGCTGCAAACTGGATGATTGGCAATGTTGGGCAGTGTATGGAAAATGGCCCGTGCCTATTGCCTGTTGGGTTTGGATTGATGGCCCCATCCGGCGTATTGCTTGTCGGGGCTGCTTTGGTTTTGCGCGATGCTGTTCACAGTTCGCTTGGGTCTAAATGGGCCATTGCAGCCATCGGTGCTGGCGCAGTTTTGTCAGCCGCATTGTCACCAGCCGCACTGGTTCTCGCATCTGTCGCGGCTTTCTTGTTGTCTGAGTTAACAGATTTTGCCGTCTACACACCGCTGCGCAAAAGCAAGCTGGTGCTGGCTGTGTTGCTGTCTGGTTTGATTGGATCAATCGTTGATAGCGCCGTGTTCTTGTGGTTGGCTTTCGGCTCAGTTGATTTCATAGCAGGTCAAGTCCTTGGCAAGTTGTGGATGACCATTGCAGCAGCAGCTGTCTTGATGGTTGTCAGGAAGAAAGCATGACCCGCCTGATCGGCATCGACCCCGGCAAGCAGGGCGCATTCGC